CATGATGTTTTTATCAAGTATCTTTGGGCTACTCGTTCTTCCAATCTCATTGTCTTCTCCCATTTCTACAAAACACTTTATAAATAAATTATCAAAGGACACATTGGAGGGTGAGGTTTTCTTGTGTGCTGGTTCTTTCTATTTGAACACCTAGTCTATCAACAGACAGTTCGTAGGAGAAAGATACCCCAACGGGTAACCTAGTAGTTGTCCGAACGATAGATTTTCCCACCCGAACTTGAGTGCTTGAACCCGTGACGAAACCAACACTCCCACCATCTGAACCTAGAACATCTTTCAGACGATAAACTCCCGTGTTCGCCCCTTCATGGAAGGTGATTTTTTCACCCTCCTTTGCCAATACCCAGTTTTGACATTTGTCGGTGAGGGTATCCCCCTCGATGGTTGCATACCCCTCCAATCCCGAACTGGTTGTGTAATGACGAGGAGTAGGGTCATCGCCCATAGGGAAAGAAAGTATTTCGGAAACTTCATAGCGTTTGTCCTCGACAATCAGATACGCTGGTATTCCGATATTACCAAAAAAACGATCTGAGTCCGACAACAGAAATCTGCCCGATAGTACTTCCCCTTCCCCATGTATTCTTTTTGCTCCCCCACAGTATTTACGGAGGTCATCATATTCGTACATATCTAAGTTCGCAAACATCTCATCTTGGAAAATGTGTCCAAATGTTTCACGAAAAACATGACGGTATTCATATATCGTATAAGCGGGCTTCAACGCATCAAGGATAACCGAAATGTTGTATTCTAAATCAAAGGGTCGGTCTGGGAAAGAAGTTCCCCCATCCTTTTCGACATTCACCTCAAAAGTGTATAAATCGTCATAACCCCACGCTGAACCCTCTTGATTTGCTGTGAGGGCTTTCTCTATGAGAGTGACCGTAGCATCCGTCAGAAGGTTCGTACCCTCTTGGATAGGGGCATGCTTTGTTCCTTTAAGGAGGAGAACTATCATTGCCCGTAAGAAGTCACGGTAATCCGTGTCCTTGTCTATGAGGGGTATCTGCATCTTGTTGTGATAGACTTTCGGGAAGACCATCACCCCCAACATCTGCCAAAGGAACTCCGACCTCGTGAACTCATATAGTGAGTCTTTCAAGGATTCTTGGAGTCCTAATTGAAGGCGAGCGACTGCCTCTGCCATTGCTTGGAACTGGACAGTGTAAAAGGGTGCTGTCGTTTGAGAAACATAGTTAGAAGGGAGGACTGCTAGGAACTGTTTCAAGATGAGTTCGACTTGCTCTCGGACTTGAACTTGATACTCTTGCCCTTGTTCTTTGAGAGAAGAAGGGTTTTGGGTCACACTTTGAGGGAACAGTTTCTTTGACATCAGTACGACCCTCCACCACTACGCAAAGAAGAACCCGTTTGGAGTGTTCGGACTTGTGCCGAATCTTCTTCGTATGTGAGAGAGATATTTCCGAGAGTTAGATACTCAGCATCAATGGGGTCGATATTCTTGACTGCCTTGTCATAACCTACATAATAGGTCACAGAATAAGAACACTCTGTTGGTAATTTGTTCTTGGGTGTAGATATCATAACCCTATTCCCAGTTCGCTCTTTCCGAACTGTGGCGTACTCATTGGGTGTGAAGCCTTCATTGGAAAGAGTCAAGTCATCACTGAACCCTTGAATAGACAAGCCCCCATCACCGATGATGTACGCTCTCCCCACACCAGAACCTAGATAATAGTTGTTGGGTTGGGATAAGGTTTCGAGGAGGACTTGATCTTGGAAAACACCTCTGAAATCTTCTTCTGAACCCCCACCCTCTTGGGCTACGAAATCCAATTGATTTTGAAGGAGATAAACATCTGCCACACCACTCACATTGGGGAGATGGGTGTAATCAGACAAAGAACCAACGACTAGAGATTCACGGAGAACCATCGCTGCCTCTTGGCGAGTCATTCTTGTGATTGGGAGAATGACATAAGAAACACCACGAGTAGAGTCCATTATTTCAACGAGGTCACTTTGACGAACGGGGTCGCCTAGTGTCAGTGTCGCAAAGAAGTTTGCGAGAGTTGTTCGGATGTTGTTGTCAACCACTCCCGAACTAGCCCCCACACTCAAAACAACGGTAGCCTCAACATCCACTGGCACAGCCAATGCTTTCTTCACTAGGACATCTGCTGTGAGAGGTTTATTGAGTTCAATGATGTTCTGTGTCGTGGAAATGGAAGATGAAATCCCGTAGGTTACAGTGAAGTTCTCTCCGTAAGAATACGAAATCAAAATCTCTTGCCCAGAGCGTATCTCAGAGTTGTCCGTCAAGAAAACAGCCAAAGGAAAACCGTCACTCTCTTGGACAGTGAAATCAGATACACCACTTGGGTCACTCGGAGAACGATAAGTGATGGTCTTCTCAAGATTGGTGACCGTGACCGTGAGGGGGTCAGCCCCTAGATTATTGAGATATTCGGGGTAGTTCGATAAGATGACATGTGTTTCGTCTGAGGCACTCAAAGAATCACCAGAAGGTACACGAGAACCATCGTCTGTGAAACCCTTGATACGAAGATAAGAACCTTCGTTGAGGGAGAAACCCGTTTCGAGGGGGACACTCGGATTGACCAACTCGTATGCCGTAGTAGGGAGAACCCCACTGATTGTTCCTTCTACGGACACGATGGACTCAACGGGTTGTCTCGTGAATAGGTGATCATTGCCATCTTGTCGATAATAGTCACCGAAAATGACATCCCCGTAAGAGACATCGGGTTGATTGACCTCAGTGGAGAGTTGTACCATATTGTATTGAATGACCTTTGCACCCGTGATATCAAATGACTGACCAGTTGAGCCATTACGGAAACCAAATCTATCTGTTTCTGAGAGCAATCTCAGAATGGGGGCATCCTCCGTCAAGGAAGAATCAATCGCCTTGAAGATTAGGTCAGTGGGTGAACCAACCACCTCAAAAGTCACATCTTTCCCTAGAGAATAAGAGAAGGCAAAGGAATCGGTCACGATGGCTGGGTTGTCCGAACGCACCCAAATATCTACTTTACCACCACGATGATTACCAGAGGAATCCTTATCTCGCTGCATGAGGTTGTGTCCCGATGCCACCACTTTAAGATTCTGTACTCCCACAATGTCAGCGGCTAACTGAAGGAAGCCTCTTTCTGTTCCGACATCATGACTCGCCAAAGCGTTCATGGCTCTCGTGATGAACGCTCTGTTTGTTTCTCTGTCTGTTCCCCCAAAGAAAGTGGCATTGTTGATGAGTTGGACTCCCGTCAAGTTCGATGACCGAACTAACCCTTGTGCGACATTACCATTTGAACCACCATTGGTGGCTTGGACTGGAATAGATACTTCCCACCGTTTCAAGGCTGGATTGTAATAGGAGGCGATATTCGATACATTTATAATGCCCCGTTGGAGCGTAGTGAATGTGCCACCCCCACCAGAAACTTCTGTCCCCAATGGTATCTGAACCGAAGATGTCGGTTGTCTCGTGACATAAAAAGTTATCTCCCCACTGGAACGAGTGGAGGTTCTCCGTGTCACACCGAAGTTCATTGCCCTCGCTTCAATGATCGAATCTATGAAGGCTTGGGTGTCTGCGTAGTTGTCGATACGGAAAGCAATCTGAATGGCACGCTTATAATTAGAGGCTGTGATGTCAGCCGACTGCCCCGTGTTATTGGGATCGTCTATCTGTAATAATCCAGCAAGGGATGAACTCTTATTGAAGAAGTCCAATAGGAATCGCATTCTCTCCATCTCTGAGGAGAAGGGTTCAATGACGGTGTCTGAGAGAACGGATGTGGGGTCGACTCGGAGTTGGGGATTGGAGCGATACACGGACGAAATGAAATCCTCTCTGATTTGATTTCGGGATACTTGAGGGAGGTTGCTCCCAACAAGTGACATCAATAAAGGACTCCCAATAACTTCCACTGAAAAAACACTCTCGTACTCAATGCTGTTGATGTCATCAAAAAACAATGCCGTTGCCACATAGAACAAGGGGTCTTCACGGCTGACTGATGTGAACTCAGAACTGAAGATAGTAGGAGGATTGGAGTTCTCCGAGAATAATCTATTGTGCTTGAAAGAATACATGGTAGTCGTGCGAACTGAACTAACCTTGTAAGCAATTTTCAGTTGTTCCGTGCCCTCTGGTATTTCTTGTAGCCCTTTCTCTTTCTTCTGGAACACATTTCCGAGAATGTCTTTTTGTTCCGTGATGACAGAAACATACTGGGGGTCGGAATAGGGGTCGCCCGAATCTTGGGTAGCCACATCTTCTAAGAAAGAGATGTCTTGAAGTTCCACGAAATCCTCAAGGGTTTCCCCCGAACGGATGGTGTTGAGATTGATGCGAGAATAGCCCACACCACCCCCTCCTTGCTCTGTGGCTGCATAGAAGTTGTATCCTATGACATTGGGGTCAACCACACCCTCACAAGTGACTGTGACGGTATCTCTCTCACGGGACAATGATAGATTGGTGGGTGGTTTTGAGAGGGCATAAATAGAATCATCTTGGATGAGCGTGACTTTGATATCAAGAGTCTCTGATGTGTCACCTCTCGTTCCGATTGTTCTGATTTGGATGTGGTTCTCCCCAGCAATCAACTCCAACCCATTGGGGTAGACTTCGGGATTGGGGGCTGACCACGCTCTATCTTCAAAAACAATGAGATCGGGATTGGAAACAAAAGCCCCACCACGAATAGAGATTTGAACATCGACTGTGTTGGGGGGCAGCAAACCAGAGAAAAACTTCTCTGGGATTGTGGTTTTGTATGTGAACTGGTCAGTTAGTTCGCCATCGGGCTTATATACTTGTGGTTTTCTCATAATATCCTCATCGTATTCCTAGCGACTTTCCATTCGACCCCGCCAAAGCGATTGCACTTGGGGCAGTATATACAACAGAAAGCGAAATGGGTTCTTGGGAAGCATTGACAACAACCACCTCAGCAAGAAATGCCGTTGGGTCTGTTTCATGTGGATAAACCTCCACACTGCTCAAAGAAAAGAGTCTCTCCTTAGATGATACCGTTTGATACTTGGCTTGTGCCAACTGCCCTTGCTGAAATGTCTGGAGGGCTGATGATATCTCTTGTTTGATGGCGTTTTGTAGTCCTAGAACAGCCTTCTTCCCAATGGCGTTCAACAAGTTCGTGCCGTACCATCTGTAATAAGGATTACTCCCCTTGATGGTCAAGAGGGCTTTCAAGGAGGCTTGGTAAAGGAGGTTCTCATTCGTTATGAGTTTCATATCACCCTTGCTGTCGTATCTGTAATCATTCTCGACATAAGTGGAACGACAACGGACACACTGTTCTGCTGGAGTGGTGTAGGAGACTTTAATGATGGGGTTGTTCTTGAGGGGCTTCGTGAATCTCAAGAATCTTCCGTAGAACTCACCATCAGAAGACAACTGCTTCTCCAACACCCACGCTGGATATAAAAGACGACCCTTCATACCCCTCTGTTTGAAACCCAATGTATTAACAGCCGAACCCGTGACTAGAATCCTTGACTTCCCACCCGAACTAGCCACATCATAAAAAATGAGGAAACCCGACACATTGGT